GGGTCAATAATCGGTTCGTGGTTATTTTCAACGTAATACTGAGGGATTTCACCATCGTTTTGCTTTTTCTTTTTCGTAAGGAAGTCCACGGTGTAGCTCTTCTGAAGGAGGGCGTCCCCCTTATACTTCTCATTTGATAGGATTCGTTTCACGGTTGTCGGATTCCATTTTTCCTTTTTGCCAGGCGAGAGGATTCCGTCTGCCGTCAGCTGGCAGGCAATCCCATAAGGCGTCATGCCTTGAAGGAACATGCTGAAGATCCTTTTAATGATAACCGATTCTTTTTCATTCAATACCAGGTTGCCATCCTCACCTCTGTCATAGCCGAGGAAGTGTCCAAATGGAACGGTCACCTTGCCGTCTGCAAATCGCTTCCGCTGCCCCCATGTTACGTTCTCCGAGATGCTTCGGCTTTCTTCCTGGGCGAGGGATGACATGATGGTGATCAGCAGCTCGCCCTTGGAATCCAACGTCCAGATGTTTTCTTTCTCAAAGTATATCTCGATTCCTTTTTCTTTTAGCTGGCGGACGGTGGTAAGGCTGTCGACTGTGTTGCGGGCAAACCTGCTGACCGATTTGGTAACGATCAGGTCGATTTTTCCATCCAAAGCATCGGATATCATCCGCTTGAAACCTTCACGATGCTTGGTGTTTGTGCCTGAGATACCCTCATCTGTGTAAATTCCTGAGAACTCCCAATCATCGCGTCCTTTGATGTAGCTGGTATAGTAATCGACCTGGGCTTCATAGCTCGTGACCTGCTCATCGCTGTCCGTCGATACCCTGGCATAAGCCGCAGTGCGGCGCTTCCTCTTATCATTGATGGGCGTCGCAGTAAAACGGCTTAAGGTAGCAGGGATTGTCGTAACATTTTTAGCTATTCTGCTGCTCATGCTTTTTCCTCCATGCTTCCTTCATTTTTACTTTTTGGCTTATCTTTCGTTCCTCCGACCAAGGCGGTTGCCGGCGCTTAAGCTGCCATAGCCTTGTAACTTCCCGACCATCCTTCAGCTTGAAAACTAATTCGCTGTTTGATATGACCGAAATGCAGTCGACCCTATCCTTAAAAACCTCCTCGTCAAACTCCTCGATATCGAGAACATCAGCGGATACTGATTTCAGTAGGTTTTCCTCAATTCCGCTGTGTCCGCAACCGCTGTGGGGCGGGCATCTCCAGTGATGGGCTTTCTCTCCACTCACACGAGTGCTGGTGTTCCTTCGCAGGTTCTGTCCACATTTGGCGCAGCCGATTTTGCAGGTGAAGCAGGTGATGTTCCCTGAACTCCGTGGATGCTTTTTACTATAGGCGGACTTGGCTGCTCTGGCTTCCGGAGTCCACCAGTCCTTCCTGGCGGTTGATTCCCACGCCCGTCTGATAACCCTTCCGTCGTGAAAGTGAAGCTCCAGCTCATTCGGGCCTGGGATGATGATCTGCTTGACTTGGTCTGTGAAGATATCCTCGTCAAACTCATCAATCCCAAGGATTTCAGCGCAGGCTTTTTTCAGCGTAGTCTCAGGTATTGTCTTATTGCTGCAGCCGTTGCCATTTCGCTGATTGGCACAAATCCACATCTTGTATGAGCTGTCCCGTTTCCGGCTTCTTGCAGACCGCTGGTAGCTCCTGCCGCAAATGCCGCATTTAATGATGCTGGTGAAGCAGCCCGTGTTGATTGCGGGATTTGCTTTTGCGCCGAGTTTCCTACGCCTTGCAATTTCCTCCTGCACTCGTGTGTAAGTCTCGAGGTCTATGATGGCTTCATGTGATCCCTCAACCCAGTATTGGGGAAGCTCGCCCTCATTGTTTTTTGATTTGTGTGTAATGTGGTCTGGTATGAACACCTTCTGAAGAAGCATGTTGCCCGTGTACTTTTCGTTCCTCAAAATAGCCCGGATGGAGGTGTTGCTGAAACGGCCGCCCGTGTAGGATTTGACACCCATTTCTTCCAACTGTTTTTCTGTTTCTTCAGCCGAGATACCTTTCAAAAAGTTGTCAAAGATCAACCGGACAACCTCGGCTTCCTCAGGCACCACGATGAACTGCTTGCCATTCCAGCGGTAGCCATAGACATTGAAGGAGTTCGGTCTGCCTTGTTGAAATTTTTTCCGAATAGCCCACTTGATATTCTCGCTCGTTGAGCGGCTTTCTTCCTGTGCGAAGGATGCCAGAATGGAGAGCATCAGCTCCCCATCGCCGCTCAAGGAATTGATGTTTTCCTTCTCGAACCTGACTTCAATTCCTAAGTCCCGTAGATGCCTCACCGTCTCAAGAAGGTCGACTGTGTTTCTGGCAAATCGCGATATGGACTTGGTCAACACAATGTCAATTTTGCCCGACTCACAATCCGCCCAAAGCCGCCTGAATGCCTCTCGGTTGTCTGTAGTACCGCTCAGTCCTTCATCGGCATAAACTCCAGCATATTCCCATTCACGATTCTTTTGGATGCAATTACTGTAGTGGCTGACCTGTGCCGAAAGGGAGTGCATCGTCCTGCCTTTTTCTTCAGAAACCCTGGCATATGCTGCGACTCTTTTCCGGCTTGGCATAACCGGTAATGATGGCTTGATTTTGCTTACTTTCCGCAATAAACTCACTCCTTTCCAACACTATACATCACTCTGAACGACACTTAAGTCAAGGGAATATAGGCGAATAGTGTGCCTAATTTGGGTTGGTATTTCTCGCGGAGAGAAGCCTCAATCAGGTTGAATTCTTCCTCTGTCACAAGGGCCTTCTTAAGCATAGTTCGGGCAATAGCGAGAGAGGACTGATAAAGTTTCTCGGCTTCGAATTGTTCCTTTGTCATGCCGTTTCACCGCCTTTGAAACGGTCTTTGACATAACAGTCGTGTGAGCAGTACTTCCTTTTTGAATTACCGTATGCGGTGAAAGGCTCATTACAAAATGCACAGGTGAAAGAGTAGACCGCTGTTTTATTGACCTTCTCAGGATGCGAATTCCACCAGCTGGTTCGGCACTCGTCGCAACAGAATTTTAGCTGCTTTCTCCCGGATGGCTGGGTGAGTTCTTTCCCGCATTGTTTGCAGAAGGATTGACTGATTGTCGGGGTCGATTCTGATTCAGCTTGATGTCCAACGAGGTTGTTTCTCCGGCAATATGACTTTACGGTGTTTATTGACATCCCAAGAGCATCTGCTATTTTCCCATAGCCAGCACCCAGGGAGCGGAGTTCCTCAATGCGTTCTTTTTGCAATTGGTTCATACGATTTCCTCCTTTGAATAACGAGGATTAGTCCCTCACCATCCAAAGGACAGAAGTCGCTTGTTTGAGTACCCACCATTCCGGCCAGAAATGAAAATAGCCCCTCTACCGTCAAAGACAGAAGAGAGGCTCATACTTACTGCGTAGGCGATTTATTCAGTTTTTATGAAGGCATCCTTGAATCCGGCAGCCTTTACCTTGGCAAGCATCGCTTCAGCATTGGCTTTGACGCTGTAAGCCCCGACCTGGATGCGGTATAGCTTTTTAGGATCAGCGTCCTGAGATGTTTCGCTTGCCTGAACCTTGAGTAGCCTGCCGACCTCCGCACGGAAGGAGTCCATGCTTTTTCCGTGTTTTGGGAACCAGTGCATGACATCGCCGTGGTTACTGGCAATCCCTAGCTTGTAACCCTCGCTGTGGCAGATGATGTTCTTCTCAGTCAGGCCGTAATCCTTGCAAAGGAAAGCGCATAGCTCTGCAGCTTCCTTATAAACTGACGCAAAATAAGACGGGTCGCCAAGATTGTCCTCGCAGATCTCAAAGCCGATATGAGTGTCATTGGCTGAATCCCCAGCATGCCAGCCCCGGTGATTCCATGGAAGGGTCTGGTATGTTGCGATGCTTCCGTCAGCCAGTTTGCCGATGAACGCATGGACGCAGACGCTTCGGCCGTCTGGCTTGTCCTTATTCCAATGGTTGCCATACAGATTCTTTCCGAGCAGTCCATCGTCGGGGCCTACATAGCGCTTTAGGAAGGGGTTGTTAGCCCCGGTTGAGTGGACCATAATGCCTTTAGGGACAATCTTCCGACCCGCCTTATAGCAGGCATTTTCAGTGAGAATGAGTTTTTTTAGATTCATCATTTTACCTCCCAATCTGGTATATGGATAAATAAAAACGCCATAGGCTTTCCCTATGACGCTTCTACTAAAATAAAAAATGTTGTTCTACCAAGTCACTTTCATCAAGATCTCGAGTCTGATTTTCTTTCCCGCAAGCTGGACATGTCCCGTAATAATCCCGGAAGGTTAAGGTTCCCTCGAGGTGCATTAAATACTTGATTAGGAAAAAGGTTGATCCACACTGGCATTTGATTTTCGTCATTCTGATCCCTCCACAATGATTATGCAGTGGGGGGATCAATCTTATACACTCCAGTCCAACTTTCCCTCATCGAAGATTTGATCGCTGTTTTCATGCCAGAAGAATTCCAATTCTTCTTTACAGTGGGGACACTTCTTCTTGTAAATCCTAATTAGCATATTGTCACTTAGGATGAAGTTGTAATCAGAAGCCCCCATGGGTTTGCTGCAATGGCTGCAATTTGTAAATACCATTAAATCCACCTCCATAACATAAATATGCTATGAAACGAGAAATGGCAAAATGAATTTTACTTTTTCGTTTTTTCACCATCCCCATTGATTTGCTCTAAGACCTCTCTTAAACGCTCTGGGATTGGCAGCCCAATCTTTGCGGTGTTCTCCAGAATGCTGATGCCTTCGTTGGAAAGGTAGAAGAAAATGACTGCTGTCCGGATTGCTCCGCCGTTCTGGATCAGCTTGGAATCAATGATGTGTCCAACGGCGACAAGGGAAAAGATGAGCACCTTCTTGAAGATACCCCTGAAGCCCACTTCGCTTGAGAGTCGTTTTTCAAGGACCGCCACCATGATGCCTGTAATGTAGTCTATGACTACAAATGCCACCAGGGCATAAAGAAATCCATCCCACCCACCCAGGAAGTAGCCGATATAGCCGCCAAGCACCGCGACGATCATCTGGATCGTATTAACAAGTTCTTTCACTTCACATTCCCCCTCAAAATAAAATAGAGCCCCTAAGGCTCAACACTAGATAAATTGACCGAAACGAACTTTTCGTTCACCTGCATCTGGTGGTACATAACTATCGTCCGCCCAGACTTCTAATTCCACCCAGTGATTGCTGGCATTGGCATTACTCCCTCTGATCCCGTCACGAACATAACGTACCAGTCTCGGGGTGAAGATATGGGTCTTCCCACTGCTGGTTTCCGCGTAGGTGCCTGTAATTTTGGCATCAAAGATCGTTGTCCAATTGATGTTATCCAGGCTCACTTCAACAATGGCATCATAGTATCTTCTGCCATCGCCGAAATAATGCCATACCTTGATCTGACTGACATAAAAAATACCTTCTAGGTCCAGAATGATTTTTACTGGCTGTCCATTGGTGGATGTACTTCCATCAATATACGGGCTGGTGGTTTTGATCCCATCGGTTAATCTTGAATAGACCCAGTTTGAGTATCCCCCAGTGCTCCAATTCCCCGAGTTCCAGCAATTCGTTTTCCCACGAGCTACATTTACTAGCGCCATCAAACCACCTCACACAAAACAGTAAGTGATAAATTGCTGCCTGGCGTGGTGATTCCCACCGAGTCAATATCTAGGGTCAGCTTGTCTCCCTGGTTAATTGATGAAACATCCGGAGGCATAGCCATGACCGTTGTCTGTGCTTCTGGAATACCAGGACGATTGCCCTGATTGGTATATATGCTGACCCCATTGATATTGAGGTCACACAAGATGCCTCCACCGGATGGCATTGTATCAACACTAAGACGTATTTCGGTGATCTTTAAGTTCAATGGACATAAAATTGACATGGCGCTCGGTTCGATTTGAAGCGGTCCCCCGACATAAAATGAGAAAGCCCTGCGATCTGGTTTAAATTCCAGACCAGTGCCTTGATTATTGACCATTACCTGTTTTCCATTTTGTCCAGTGTAGCTCTCCGGAGCGTCTTCCAGATCAGTGAACAGATGCTGATGGATCTTATTGGCTTTATTCTGCAGGAGCTGGTTCACTTCAGATTCAGAATACCCATCAGAACTTGATGAGGGAGTTGAAAGGACATCGGATCCACTAAACTGGGTGAAGCGTTCAACCTTTTGATTCATTTTGATCTCATGCTCGAGCATGGTGTTATTTAAATCCAGGGTGTACTCCAAGGCCCCTGTCTCATCATTTTCACTGACGGTGATGCCTTTCACTTTAACCTTGTCACTGAAGCCTACGGGGTCATGCCCCTCTGGTGGGATGTTCCAGCCGATCCAGTCACCGATGCCAAAAGACTCCAGGGGTTTTAGCTT